TCCCCAAACAGATGGTCGAACAAACATTTTACTTAACATAATATGTTGCAATTCATGTAATAAAATTGTAATATAAAAATTGTAAAATAATACTTGACATTTTAATATATTTGTAGTATTATAATTATGTCGAAAGGAGAAAAGAAAATGAAAAAAGAAATGAAATTAATTGAAGTACTTAATTTAGTTGAAAAAGGTAAGATAAAAAAGCGGAACGACATTAAGAATATTTGATACAGAAACGTTTAGAGTAGAGTATACCCATAATGGACTTTTATTTAGAAATATGGAAAATGGAAAAGTATTAGAAGAAGAATATAACATATTAGGAATATTAGATAGACATATAGTATTAGAAGAACCTGAAATATTAGATGAAAAGAAAAAAGAGCAAGAAGAAAATGCAGATTATTATTTTAATGAGGCAGAAAAAATAATTAAAGAAAATGATAGCCATATACCGCGTATAGATTAGAAAGGAGAAGAAAATGTTAGAAGAACAAATGGCACTGTTATTTTTTGATATAATATTAATTAGTATATATTTATTTATAGCATTTATATTGATTTTAATAATACAATTAATAAGTTATCGAGTATTTCATTTTAATCTATATAAATGGTTATATAAAAAATTAATGGAGGAATAAAACAATGTTAAGTGATGAAAGAATAGAACAATTAGAATTAGAAGTCAAAGTTCTACGAGCTAATAACAAAGGGTTAAAGGATAAAATTGATGAGCAATCTAAAGAAATAGAAGAATTAAAAGCAAGCCATATAACAACGAATAATAAAGCAACAAATACAGAAAAGGCAAAAATATTTGATGTTATAGAAAACAGCATAGATACATATATAGAGAAATCAAAACCATATTGGGAACAAATAATGACTAAAGATGAAATGACAATAGAAGAAGCATTAACAATAATTGATGATATGTATCAAGATAAATATAAGATAATGGAACAAAAAACAGATACAGGAGTTACAATTGATTTAAGCAAAATGGACGAAATAACGTTCACGAATTTAGAATTTGCTAGCGTAATAGTATTAAGGGAAATACAAAGTTTAAGGCATGAAATCGAAAAACAATCTAAAGAAATAGAAGAATTAAAAGATGAAAGCAAAGAATATCAAATAGGATTTGCACAAGGTTGTTACGAAAAAGATTTAGATTGGAAAGACAAAATAAAAGCAAAAATAGAAGAAGTAGAGCAATGGGAATTATACAATATGAAAATTCCGAGATTAAGTACATTAGATGAAAGATTAGGCGCAAAAATTGGAATTAAATATGTTTTGCAATCACTTTTAGAAAAGAAAGGAGAATAAAATGAAAGCTGATAATATGTTCAAGAAATTAGGATATACTAAACAATATGAAAATGAAGATATTTATTATTACAAAGACATGGAGTGCAAAGATAGTTATATTGTTTTTTACACAGGTAGAAAACTATATTCAAAAGTAGAATGTTATTATGATGCTGGAGACTTTACAATGGAGGAATTAGAAGCTGTTTATAGAAAATGTATAGAAATGGAATGGATTTAAGAAAGGAGAATAACAGTGCTTGAAATTAAAGAATTAGAATGTTTGCAAGAAATTATAAACGAAGAAATTTTGTCTTATTTAGACAGCGGATATAACATCAAAGATGAATATGTTATCTTATGCCGAAGTATTTTGAAAAAATTAAATTTAAAAGAAATATATGATTTTGATAGAAAGGAGAATAACAATGGTTGAAGAAATAGAAGAAAAACTACAAGAAAAATTTGAAAATTTGAAAATTGAGGTTGAATATGTTAAAATAAAAATGTATAGTATAAAAATTGGAACAAAAACAATATTTTATAAATGGCAAGACAACTTTACATTTTCTGCAAACATTGAACAAATTGTCTACTATATAAAATTAATAACAGGAGGTAAAGAAAAATGAAACAAATAATATGCGGTTATATTGGAAAAGCGAAAGACTTAAAAATTGACAATTTTGTTGTCAAAGGAAAAGTAAGTTCAAAGGGAGGGAATGAAAATGACAAAAAATGAATTTTTAGAAACTGTTGCAAAGTTAGTTGTTGAAGAAAACAACAAAAGGGGAAAACCTTTATATTCAAGTGTAGTTATAGCCCAAGCAATATGCGAAAGCGGTTGGGGACAATCTCAAATAATGATGAAAGCAAATGCGATTTTCGGAATCAAAGCAACATCAAATTGGAAAGGAAAAGTCTATAATGCAAACACAAAAGAATGTTACGACGGTGTAAGTTATACAAATATAAGTGCTTGTTTTAGAGCATACAATAATTTGCAAGAATCAATTTCCGATTATTTCGACCTAATAACAAAGGCGGAAAGATACAGAAAAGCTTGCGTTGCATCTTCACCTTTAGAGTGTATAACAGCTATAAAAAATGGCGGATATGCAACAAGTCCAACATATATCAACACAATTATGTCAATTATAAATTCAAACAATTTGACGAAATATGACAATGTGGAAGATGTGGAAAACTCTGTTGATAACTCAACAAATATTGATGCAATAGCAAGAGACGTAATTACAGGAAAATATGGAAATGGAAACGAGCGTAAAAACAAACTAGGAAACTTATATGAAGAAGTTCAAAAAAGAGTAAATGAAATATTAAAAAATAATGTTTCACAAGAAACAATTTATATTGTAAAAAGCGGTGATACATTATCAGGAATAGCAAAGAAATATAATACAACATATCAAAAAATAGCAAAAGATAATAATATTTCAAATCCGAATTTAATATATCCAAATCAAAAGTTGGTGATTAAATAATGGCAATTGAATGTAATATAGCACCGTTTATTAATATAGAATTTTATTTAACAGGAGCTTGGGGTGAGCAACGTACTACACACAAGCACGCTGGAATTGATATTTCGACAGGAAAAAAATCAAATGTATATAATATGTTTGATGGAACTGTAATTTCTGTAACACATTCAGGATATGGCGGAGGATATGGACCAAATATAATAATACAGGAAAATTCAGGAAGAACTTGGCTTTATGGAGATTTAGAAGAATTTAACAGTTGGAGCGTTGGCGATAGAATAAAGAAAGGTGATTTAATATCAAAAGAAGGCAACCCAACAGGAACAGGATCAACTGGAAATCACGTTCACGTTGAATTAGAAATGCTAACAAAAGGTGAATCATTTAAATATGGATTTGATAATTCAGAAAATCCATGTCCGATTTTAGGAATTGAAAATGTAGTTAATCAAACTGCATATATTTATAATGGAAGTATACCACCAGAACCACCAACACCAGCATTTACAATAAAAAGAAAAAAATTTCCATGGGCTTTATTTACAAGAAAAATTAGAAATAGGCGAACATTTTTTTAAAAATGTTCGTTTTTTATTATTGACAAAATAAAAAATTTGTGCTTATAATTTAAATATAATATATGAGAAAGGAGAAGTAAAAAAATGCAAGAAATTATAACTTTACTTTCAAATTATGGGATAGGAGTTGTATGTGTTGCTTATTTAATTTATTTTCAAAGCACAACAATGAAATCAATGTTAGATACTTTAGAAGGCATCAATACAAGACTAACAATAATTGAAGACAAATTAGAAAGAAAGGAGGAAAAATAATATGAAACTTTCAAAGGAAGAATTAAAGAAAAAAATTGATGAAAAAATATCTGATGAAGATTTAAAAATTGAACTTTTAGAAGATATTGAAGATTCAATTGATATTTCAGATGATTCTGAAAAAGTTGAAAAAACTGCTTATGATGAAGTAGTAGCAGAAAGAGATGAAATCAAAAGAAAATACAAAGAAAGATTTTTAAAAGGTTCTGAAGAAGATTCAGAAGAAAACGAAGATGACACAGAAGAATTAAAAGAAGAAGAAGTTATTGATGTAAAAGAAATATAAGGAGGAATAAAAAATTATGGGAACTAAAAATACTATAAAGGCAAAAAATAGTGCTGAATTATTAAGTTATATTATAAATGTAACACCTGAATTAAGAGAAAATATTGATTTACCCGTTCAAGGGCAATCAATAGCACCAATAGGGAAAATAATAATGAATAATGAAAGATATAGAAATGCTTTCATTAATACAGTAAATTTAATTGGACTTACTGTAATCAAAAGAAATGGATGGGATAATCCATGGGATTTCACAAAAAGAGGAACATTAAGATTTGGGCAACAAATTAGAGAAATCATAAATGATTTATGTAATGTTTATGATTATAATGAAAACTTTTCTAATAAAGAAAGATTTTTACAAACAGTTGTGCCAAATGTATTAAATTATATGCATGAAGTAAATTTTCAAAAATTCTATCAAACAACAACATCAGATGCTCAACTTGCAATGGCATTTGAAACAGAGGATTTATTTACATATATTGATGATGCAATAGCAATGCTATATGAATCATTAAAATATGATACATATATTGTAGATAAATACATGTTATGTCGTAGAATTTTAGATGGTACTGTAACATCAGTAAAAATTGAAAATTTTGCAAATAAAACAACAAGAGAAATAGTTGCAGAGATGAAAGGAATTTCAAATAAAATGACATTTCGTTCTCCAAATTATAATCCTGCAGGAATAAGAAGAGCTACAAGATTTGAAGACCAAATTGCAATTGTAAATACTGATTTTGATGGAAAAATCACAACAGAAGTTCTTGCCACATCTTATTTTAGAAATGATGCAGAGATGAAAACTCAAATGGCTTTAATAGATGGATTTTCTAATTATGATAAAGAAAGATTAACAGAACTTTTAGGAAGGGCATTTGTTGATTTTACTGCAGATGAATTAACTGAACTTGCAAAAATACCTGCAATGATAATTTCACGTGAATGGTTTATGGATTATGATTATGCATTAAATACTGAATCAGGAGAAAAACAAACTGAATTTTATAATCCAACAACTTTAGAAAATAACCATTTCTTACATGCATGGAGAGTATTTAGTACATCACCATTTGAAAATGCAGTTGTATTTACTCAAGATGATATATCAGTTAAATCAGTAACAGTTAGTCCTGCAACTGCAACAGTTAGCAAAGGTCAAGAACTAAAATTATCTGCAAATGTTGAAACAACAGGATTTGCAAATAAAGCTGTTGTATACTCTATTTCATCAAATGTTGAGGGAATGGATGTTGTAACTATAACAGCCGATGGAACATTAAAAGTTCCAGCTACTGCTCCATCAGGAGAGTTAACTGTAACTGCAACATCTGTATATGATAATTCAGTAAAAGGAACTGCAACAATAACAGTTGCCTAAGACTAAAATTTAAGGAGCAACAATTAAAGTTGCTCCTATTTTAATATAAAGAAAGGAGAAGAAATCCATGCAAAAAAGATTAATAGATTCGCAATTAGGAAATTTTAAAACATATGAAATGTATAAAAGACAATTTTTAACACTTGCAGAAAATGTATTTGAATTTAAAAATCTTCCTAAATTTATTGATACTGCATATATGAATAAACAACTTTTAAGAAATGGAGGAATTGCATTTTTTAAGGATGAAAATATATCTGATGGACCTTTATGTTTACCATATACAAATGTAGAAAATTTAGATGTATATGGAAGACCTCAAAAGATTCAAGTAATATCAAGAAATGGATATACAAGAGATTTAAATCAAGATGAATTTGTAATCATGTATGATAACAATGGAAGATACCCTTTATGGCTTGATATATTGCAATATGCTGAAAGAATGGCACAGGCAACAAGAACAGTTGATATAAATATTGCACAACAAAAAACACCTAGGTTTTGGAAGACAAAAACAGAAAAAGAAAAATCTGTAAAAGATATGATTAACAATGTTGATGGATTTGAAAATGTAGTAATAACATATAATGATATGGATTTAGATGATACGACTGTTGTATTAGAACCTGCACCATATGTTGCAGATAAAGTTGATTTAGCTAAAGATAAAATCTATAATGAATTTTTAAGATTAATAGGTATTGCAAATTTATCATATCAGAAAAAAGAAAGAAATATATCAGATGAAATTCAAGCAATGCAAGGAGGAACTATTGCATCAAGATATTCAAGATTTGAACCACGTAAAAAAGCAATTGATGAAATTAATAAAAAATGGGGAACAAATATTGAGGTTGCATATTATGATGGAATACCTAAATCAAATGAAGAATTTGATGAAATGTTAGATGAACAAGATGAAAATATTATTGAAGAGGAGGATGATGTATAATGTTTTTATTTCCGTATATAGATAATGGATATCCATTAATTTATCCATTTTTACCTAGAAACTGTGAAAAACCTCCCACATTATATAGCATCCTTGAATCAATAGTAAACTATGGAAAAGATGATAAAACTAAAATTAAGGATTTAGCAAAAGTAGGAAGAACAAAAATATTTGATTTTGATTATCCGTTATCTGATAAAATATCAAAAGAAGATTTTGAATGTATGATATTAAATCATTATTTAACAAGAAGAATAGGATTTGATACTCCAACATTATTTAAGATTCAATTAAATGTAAAATTAAATGAAATTATGCCAATGTACAATAAAATGTTTGATAGTATATCAGGATGGGATATTTTCAAAGATGGAGAAAAAACTACAAGATATGGAACAGATAACAGGGAAATCAATTCTACATCTAATACTGAAAATACTTTACATAATAAATCTAATTCTGAAAATATATCTGATAGGAGATATTCAGATACTCCTCAAAATGAATTACAAAATATCAGGGATGGAAAATATGTAACAGAATATAATTATGATACAAATAATGCAGAAGATACATCAGATTCAAATGGAACATCACAAAATACATTAAATACAAATGATGATAATACTTATAATGAAATAATTGAAAAAACAAATGCAAATAAAATTGAAATATTAAAACAAATGCAACAGGAAATAAAATCAATATACTCTTTAATATTTAAAGATTTAGATGATTTGTTTTATTCTATAATATAAAGGAGGAAATAAATATGAATAAAAATTATGATTATAAAAGATTAACACCTTTTAAATGGTTTGTTTTACAAAACTTTCCATTTATAGATGAAGATTTTGATGCAATAACTAATTATCAATTATTCTGTAAATTAGGAGAAGAAATAAATAAAATAATTGATAGTCAAAATATAGTCGGAGAACAAGCAGAAACTTTAACAAATGCTTTTAATAATTTAAAAAATTATGTTGATAATTATTTTGAAAATTTAGATGTACAAGATGAAATAAATAATAAATTAAATCAAATGGCAGAAAGCGGAGAATTAGAGCAAATAATTAGTACATATTTAAATACAATAACCTTTAAAGTATTTAATTCAGTAGAAGAATTAAAAGCTAGCCAACTAATTTCAGGACAATATGCAGAAACTTTAGGTTATTATTCAAAAAATGACGGCGGAAACGCAAAATATGTAATAGTAGACGGAACATATGACGAAAACGATGTTGAGTATATTCCTTTAAACAATGGAAAATTTGCAAAATTATTAACAAAATATGATAATTCAACTGTAAATGTAAAATCTTTTGGAGCAAAAGGCGACGGATTAACAGATGATATAAATGCAATACAAAATTGTATTTTATATTGTGCTGATAATAATTTAATTTGCTTTATTCCATCTGGTACATATTTAATATCACATCAAATAATTACGGCTTTATCTGATGTAGATATAAGAGCTAATGAAAATTTTGTTGTAATTGGAGAAGGTAATTCTACAAAAATAAATAAATATGGAACTGATGAAACATTTAAAAATATGTTTGAATTTAGTTACGTAAATAATTTAATTTTAAAGAATATAAATTCAGATGATTTAGGATTAACTTTAGTTCCTAGTGAAGTATATTTTAAAGGATTTGACTATTGGTCAAAATGGTTAAAAAAGAAACATTTTGATTTTGAAAATTGTTTTGGAACTGGAGAAGGAGTACAAAAATTAATTACATTACCAGCTCCAGCAAATGCTAGTAGATATGCAGATAAACATTACGACGATTATCCTTTAAAAATAGTTTCAAATTCTGGATATAATGCAATAGAAATAGAAAATTTTGGTTATAATATGGAAGATGATACATCTAAACCGACTGACAATTCAGCTATTGGAATAATAGACAGAATAACAAATTCTAATGGAGTTATAAATATAATTTTGCATGGAGACAGAAGTTTTGAAAGATATGACAATTCTAATGCGCAAGTCAAATCTTCTTTAAAGCCAACAACTGTTTATGAACTTTCAAAAGATGGCCATATAGCAATTGGTTGTTCTACTGATTATAAAGACCCAGTTGCAATAGGAGTACAATGTTTAAAATTAAGAGATGATAAAGCAGCTATTGCTTTTTATGATATTAACGCACCTGGGCAAGGTTATCCAAATGCACTAATTAGAGCTAATGGAAATGTATTAGAATTAATTGCTGCTGGAACATATTATGCTAAAATTGGAGCATATGGATTTAAAAATTTAAATGTAGATAAAAACGACAATGAATATATATTAAAAATCAACGATAGTACAAATCAAGCACATAGATTTATAAGTCAAGATAGTTTAAATAGATTACGTTATGGATTTAATAATAATGAAAACGACCAAGCTTTCCAAATGGTTTCAGCACAAAGCAATCCCAACAGTTCAAGCTTATGGGCATATAGAATAGAAGGTTGTTGTGTATTTAATAAAACTACTAACAAACCTATGTGGTATAATGGCACTAATTGGGTATATGCAGACGGAACAACAGCAATATAAAAGAGAGGTTATAACCTCTCTTTTTATTTGTTTCACATGACACTATACTATAACATTATCAAGATTATAATTTCCAACATTTGCGTGATTATGCCAAATAGTTACACCACATCTGCAAGCATTATTTATTATATCCATATATTTTGATGGTACTTCGCCGTAGCCTATTTCTTCGCTTGCTCCTATTTCAACATAATTCCAATACTTACGTCCAGTTATGTTAGGATCTTCTATAGATTTAATTGCATATCCAAAACGTGTAAAATAATCATCAATCATTTTTAGGTATTCTGTTTTTGCCCTCATGTGTAAAAATTTTACACTATTTTTATTTGCTGAAAAATTTACATCTCCTGAATTATTGCCACCTGTTATAGATGGAAGTAAATTTGCTTGGCGAAATTGCCCTATTAAATTTGCAATTTGACTTGATGTTGAAACAATACCAGCAACGTTTCCAGTTGCAATACTTGATACTGCAGCAGCTCCAGTTGTTACAACTTGCGTTCCGACATTTACAGCATTGTCAGTTAGCCAATTTGTGAAAGCATCAGTTGACCAAGAACAATTTGGAAATTTAGCAATTGGCAAACTTTCATCTATATTATAATCAATTTTTTGATATCCTCGAGGAACGATTCTTGCTGAAATACTGATGCTAAAAGCAACTTGAACAGCAAAAGAAATATCTGTTGCAATTTGTCCATTTTCTAAATAAAAATCTTCATATCTATATATATTCTGATTTCCAACACCATTTGATACAAGCAAATAATTGTAAGGATAACAATATAATTTGTTATTTTTTGGCGTGTAGTCGCTAAAACCTCTAGTCGCATTTATTGGCATTGGAAGTTCTAAAACATGGTCTGCTGTATCGCTTGTAACAACATTTACCGAATAGTATCTGTAAGTAGCACCATCAAAATTTCCTGTTATTTGATATATATCTGGTGCTGGAAATAAAGCTTTTGGACACATAAACAATGCAAGCACACCTTCTATTTTTCCAGCTTTATTTGTAGCTTTTAAAAAGGTTTCTACACTTGCGACATCATTATCAAATAAACAAATTTCATATCCAAAAAGCGTTCCATTTATTTCTTGAACTCCTTCAAAATCTTTTTTCAGAACTGGATCATAAGTTGTCAAAATACAAAAATAGCAATTATTCAATCCCTTGAATTCATCTTTTGACTCTTGTATAACTTCCCCAACGTCCAAATTTTCAGGAACTGTATGTAAACCTATTGTATCATTGTTAACGTGTTCTCTAACAACGAAACATTTTTTCTTTTGCCAGTAGCTAAACCAAGTTGACCATGCATCTATTGTATATTTTATTTCTGTATTTTCTTCTCCAATAAAATTTACTTCATCTATCCAAGCAAAAAACCATTTATTTGAATAATCTTTATTTTGAAATGCTATATAATTTGATTTTAGAACATCATCAAATTTGAAATTAGTTGATATTGTTCCTCTATTTCTTATAAAAGAATAATCATTTGCAACTGCTACTAAATGTTCTTGACTTTCACATAATGATAACATTTGATTTTCTTTATAATCTAAAACATTTACATAATTTTTATCAACATTTATTCCTTTACATAATATTATTTTACTTTGTAATGTTGCCATATTAATTATCCCTCCTTATTTTTTCTAATAATTCTCTCAAATATTTTAACATAATTTTACCTCCTAATTGTAAAATCTATTACTTGTTTGAAATCTGTTCCACATAAATCTGATGAATAAAATATTTTGTTTTCCTTAAAATTCATAAATAGATTTCTTAATTTATCATTTTTTATTGAGATATTATAAATATCTCTTTGCCAATACGAGCTTACTTTTATTTCATCTGAAAATACTATTGTTCCATTTCTAAATTCTTCTGTTTTAGGATATATAAAAAATATTGTTTCATATGTTTCTTTATCTGATAAATAATCACATAAAAATCTAAATCCTTTATATTGAAAACCAAATCTAAATAAAACATTATAATCATTGTATGATTTAGGAAGTTTTGGTTGAGGAAATGTTTGCCAATTTCCCTTATCTACCATAGATGATGCATTTCCTATTGCCATTGTTTTTCCACCTGATGCCTTACAAAACTCAATAGCAATTGTTACTTTATTTTCTTCATTTTGTATTTCTTTTGTTGCAATTTCTCCTTGTTTTAGATTTCTAAATATTTCATCTAATCCCCATTCTCTAATATAAGGACATACTCTTGATATTGAATTTCCTACCATATATATTTTAGTAGTTCCTCTTTTTCTATCAATAGTTGAATAAAATATCATTAATCTATCAGGTTCGTGAGGAATATATGTTCCTCTTTCCATAAACTCCTCAAATATTATAGTATCTACATCTAAAAATGATGCAGAAGACATATGCTGTTCTGTTGATAGACTCATTACATACCCTATTTTTTCAAATCTTTGTGTCTTTCCTGTATTTTCATCATATATAGAAAAGTATAAAACTTTTCTATATTGGCTAATACAATTATACTTATTATTTGTTAATTTTGCAACATCTACATCTGCAAAATATTGTTCTATCCATAAATTAGAAATATCTTCTCTCCATCTTCTTAAAAGAATAAATCTCTTTCCTGTTTCTAAATAATGTTCAACTGCTTTTTTATGTTTTACCTGATAGGATTTACCATTTGATTTTTCCCCATAAATAAGATTGAAATTTGCATCTAATTTATCTATTCTATCTATATTATAATGGACTTGTTTTATTCCCATTTTAATTTTCCTCCATTAATTTTAGAATTGAGTACATCTTAAAACATTCTACTTTAATTTTACTTGCAACTTTCTTTTCATTTTCTTTTGTTGCTTTTCCGTTCATTAAATTAGAATAATCTACCTCTAATTCTTCACATATCTTTTTTATTGATTTCATTTCTTTATAAGATGTTATTATATCAAAATCCTCCATTATCTTACCTCCTTAAATATTGCTCTTTTACTTGAATCATCTGATAATAAATATGAATATTCTTCAGATTTTCCTAGTTCATATGTTGTTGGTACTAAACAACATCCATATCTTTGATTTACTTCTTCTATGTTTCCCTGATAATCTTCTAAATTAAATGATTCCTGTTCATCATTATAAATTAGAAGATTTTTTCCTGTATCTTCATACTTAAATACAAAATCATCTTTGAAATCTTCTAATTTCTTTAGTGCTTTTGCACCGTTTCTTTGGTACACCTGATACAGTTATATGTATTTCTTTATCTTTTGAATCTATATATGCATATTTTTTTGCACCCTGTGTTATAAATTTATCATAATTACCATCATTATCAAATACTCCTAATAAATGAGGTTTACCTTTTTTATCACATGGAGCAAATTTATTTATGTCAATCTTTAGTTCTTCAGATACTTTTTTTATCTTTTGTTCTACTTTTTTATTATAATTTTCAATTATTTTTTCATCATAATTTCCATGGATTTTTAATGAATCAGTATCTGCATATATTACATATTTATCTAATTTTACTAAATTTGTTAATAAATTAAATCTTGCCCATGCAGTTACCCATACTCCATATGAAAATGATAAAAAACCCTGTTTTTCTTCTTTTTCAAGCATTTTTATTATTTCTTCATTTTCAAGAGGTACTTCTTTCCATCCTGATTCATTATCATATATTACATTATCTTTTATATTATTCGTAACACTCATTCCATAAAGAGAATTAAACATTGCTTTTTCTAATGAATACTCAATTTCTTTACCCTCTACTCCTTTATATTCAGTTTTCTTTACATATTTTTCTAATATAAACTCAATAAATTGCTTTGGTAAATAATCATAAATTGAATAATATACCTCTAAAAACTCATATTCTTCAAAATCATATGCATTATATATAAATCTAAAATCTACATCAGTTAGTACAATTTCAAGTTCTTCTGCACCTATTACTCTACCATTATCATATTTTCCTTTTAATATTCTTTTACATTTACTTTGTGATATAAAATTATTGTAATATTTACATTTTATATTTTTAAATCTTACTACAATTATATATGCAAAACAATCTAAAAGTTGTTTATATGATTTTATATTACATTTTCTAAATTTTGTTGCAGGAAATTTACAAGTTGTCATAACATAAGGATATGATGATGTAAAATCAAAACTTTTTACATTGTCTATTATTTCATCTGCATATATCCAATTAGCATGAGTATATCCTCCTGCAAATGCATCTAAAAGTAAATTATATACATGACCATCTGTATTTACTGATTTTCTTACTTTATTTCTATATGAATAATCTTTATCAATTAATTCATGTAATTCTTTCCTTACATGTCCTGTTGACGTTAATGGAATCTGTTTTAATGTTTCATATCTTTCTCTTTCTTTTTTAATATACTCATAAACAACTAAACAATCATTTTCACAATATGCAAGTTCCTTTTCTGATAATATTGTTTTACTATTTCTGATAAGAGAATAATCAAGATTTCCTACTAATTTTTTTACAGGTAAACTATAAATATCAGGTAATTTTTCAAGACTTGCATTTGACATCATATAAGAACATCTAAATTCAAAATTAAATTCCTCTATTTCACATTTCATTACCTTACGAGATTTTCTTGCAAATACATTTTTAAACTCAAATACACCTCTTAAATATTGAAATTCATATGCAAGATTATGTACATATACATATTTTTTGTAATCTGTTCCCCAATGCTCAATTCGTAACATAAATGCCTTTAATTCTTTCCATGTTCTACCATAATAAACTTTGTCATCTATTCCAAACATCCATATATACATATTACTCATAAATATTGAATTTTCCTGTTCTTTTTTTGATAATTTCAAATAATCAATTGCAGGAATCTGCTTTCCATTTAATATTAAATATGAGGATGTTTCAATATCAAATGTATATATTGTATTATCATACTTTTTTCTCTTTCCCTGTATATCTACTTTATGCCCTTGATATTCTTTCCAATATAACATATTTTATTACTCCATTACATAAATGTATAATGCCTCTAAATCTGCTCTTAATTCTTCATCTACTTCTCTTGAAATATATCCCTCAATTTGTTCAATAAATGTTTCATTATTCCATCCCTGCTCTCTTGCAAGTTTTACAAATGTCCAAAACTCTGATTTTGTCATATATTCATATATCCATGTATAATTTTTCCCTGATTTATATAATACATCTGCTTGTTTATATGATATAGGTTTTTCTGCTTTTTCTGAATATTCTTTTGTTTTCTTTTTTACTCCGACTTTGTGTTGATGTTGGACTTTCCAAAAATTGATTTGTTGCTTTAATTATTGCTTTTAATTGAGTAAAACTAAAATTTTTTGATACTCTTATTCTACCTGTTTTAGATAATGCTTGTAATTCTGATGAGTCTAAATAATCATATAATTGTTTACTTGCAAATGTTCCTTTTTCTCCTGTTAGTCGTTCAAGTCTCACAAGTCTTTGATTTGCTCTTTTTGCTAATTTCTTTAAATCATTATATAACTTCTGTTCTTCAGGAGTCATTTCTTTTTTCTTTGCCATTTGTTACCTCCTTATAATTAAATATAAAGAGCATAAATTATTATGCTCTACTATTTAGAAAGGTAAAGCCTCATCATCTTCATCTTTTTTAGATTTCTTTGATGATTTTTTATCATCTTCTTTTTTAGCAGATTCAATAAATGTTATTTTATTTACAAATACATTAGTTGATTTTCTATTATTTCCATCTTTATCTACATATGTTGATACATTTATAGAACCCTCTACTAAAAGTCTATTTCCTTTTTTTACATATTTTTCAATAGTTTCAGCAAGTTTATCAAATGCTACACAATCAATAAACATTGCATCTTCTCCATTTGATACTGCTAATGTAAAATATGCAAAATTTTTTTTGCTTTTTTGAGATACTCTCAATTCTACATCCTTTGTTAATCTTCCTAATAATTGTACATTATTCATAATACAATTCCTCTCTTTCTTCTATTTTTACGCATAGATACGATTTATATTTATTTCAGATAAATATGCAGGTTGTACCGTTTTACTTTATTGATAGATTACTTTCTATCTCTGCTCTCTT